GGCCCCTGCACTTGCTTGCGCAAGACCCGCTTGTCCCTCACTCCATGGATAGCGAATTGCTATACCATAGACCAACCACGTTTGGTTTTCATTGAACGTGGCCAAACAATGACCGATGGGTCAAGAAACGGAGGCATAACAAGGTTACGCATCAGTCTCTGCCAGGAATCGAGAAGTGTACGGGACATACGGGTTGTCACCATACGTACCTTAAACTCTCGACGCTGGAGTTCTCTATTGAGGCGGGCCTTGAAGCCCCGCAACAAGTTTAACCTTGTTGCGGTACTCCAACAATCCTCAACTCTACACGGGAACGGCGAATCAGCTAGACCGTGTGGCACCAAGCCATACGTCTGCTCGATAAGCGCCCAGAGCAGAACACTCGTTCGTTTGTATCCTTTTGCCTCAAGAGAATTGGCATAGGACACATACGAAACGTATGCAGAGCCGTCGGTGACGGTTCCGGTGAAGAGCTTCTTGAAACGAGTAGGAGTGACATCTTCGCCCCGAAAGGCGTCCATGCCACAACTCTCGCGAAAGAGGCCTTCAATGCAGCTCTTAGAACGGTTTACAACGAGTGCATACCGCTCAAGTGACCGCATACTAAGATCTGCCCACGGACGGGGAACGATAATATCATCCCCGAACACGAACACATCCTTCCCGACTAACTCACGAGGGAGATGGGTTTCTCTACTGATCGCAGCAACAATGATCGACCAAAAAACGATCGCTTCGATGGGAAAGCATAAAGCTGAACCCATTGGAGCGAACTTCTTAAGGCCGACCACGCTACCATCCGGTAGCTTAGTTGCTGTCGTTCGTGTAGCCAGTAAGCATGAAAGCAGCTTATCGCTATGCGCGAAAAGTTTGCTCACAAGCGCAACTGACACACGATCAGAGGCGTCTTTCAAGTCAAGAGTAGAGTAGCTGTTGTCAAGTGAAGAACTTAACGCCAGTTCCCTATTCTTGTCCTGAGAAAAGAAGTTCACGTTACCTCTCGTCCACGGATGTGAACTGAGATGTGACATGATACCTCGTCCTAATCCTTGTTGAATCCACTGGTATTCCAGCGGCTCAGCAGAGATAAGGCGAGGACCTCTAGAATCCTTTGGAACGAGGACGACCTTTGCAGTGCCGCTTTCGCAGCGCTCCAGAGATC